GCGGCTCCCGACGCCGATGAGCCGCAGACGCCGCCCGCAAGGGTGGTTGGTGCCCGCTTCGGAGGCTTGCAGCCGAAACGTGCCGCCTCCCCCGAGACGGTGCGCAAAGCGGGGTCAGCCCTGACGCCGGAAATGCTTCGGAATCTCGATCAGGCGATTGGCTACGACGCCGAACGCCTGTTCGGGAAGTAGGCCCGGCGGGCGTGGCTGCGCCCGCCGGGCCATTCAACGCGGGCAAGCCCGCTTACCTTGAACGGAGGAAAGAATGGCAGAAGTGGTTCAGCTTGCCAAGCCGGAGGCGAAAGCCAAGGTGACCGGCGGCATCGCCATGACGGAAAGCGCGCAGGATATCCTGCGCTCGGCGCAGATGGTCTGCTCAGTTTCGGGCGGGGCGGTCACGTTGATCGCGGCGGCGCCGGGGACCGGAAAGACCGAGGCCCTCATGCATTTCAGCCGCACGTTTCGCAAGGATGCGCTCTGGCACACGGCGGTCAAAGGGGAAGACGATACGCCTTGGGGTGTCGCGGTCCAGTTGATGGACAAGCTTGACATTGGCAGACCGAACAATCGGAACCTGCGGGGATCGCGGGAGAGGATTGCGGAGGCCATCGGGCCGGAGGGAATCCTGATCGTAGACGAAGCGCAGAACCTGATCCGCCACAATCTGCGCGGGGGCACTGAGTGGGGCAGCTTCGAATGGCTGCGCGCCCTGTCGGAAGAGGGCTGTTTCTCAATCATCTTCAGCGGTGACCTGGCCCTTCTGGAAATTCAGCAGCGGCTGCCGCAGCTTTGGCGCAGGATGCGGCGGCGAGTGGTTATCAAGGCTGTCTCGAAAGGCGATGTGGAAAGCCTGACTTCATGGCGTGGGCTTGACGATCCCAGGATCAGCGAGGCCCTGTACCAGGTTGCGCGGCGTGGCGGCGGGCTGGGTGACGTGGACAATGCAATCGGCCATGCCCGGCTTCTGGCAGGCGGGCAACTGCCGTCTGCCGTTCACATAGTGGCGGCGCTGGAAGACCTGAAGCTTCAGACCATGGGAGGCAAGTGATGGGCGAGGTTTTCGAACTGAAGCTGCGCCTGGACGGCGCGTCGATGAATGAATTCGGCGAGGCTGTTGCCCAGATCGGTGTCGCATTTCCGGCCGTGGTCCTGTCGGATGCACGGGAGGTCGAAACCCTGTTGAAGGCAGAGGAAATCGACCTCCTGGCGATCTTTGGGGTGCTTGCCCGCATGACCGACAATGCGGAGGCGGCGGTCAAGATCGGCGATGCCGTGGCCACCCTGATCGGCATGTGTGAACCGGTGCGGATTGAGGGGGGGCCGGTGCAATGAGCAAGGCTCCCGAAGACTATGCCGCGCTGCCTTTCATCGGAGGCAATCCCGAGGAGGAAGCCCCAGAGTTCGGCAAGGTGACCGGCAAGGAGACAATGAAGCTGACGCTTTACGTCGATAATGCGCGCAGGCTTCAGGAGGCGACGGGACTCGTCCCCTACACCCTCAGCCAGGCGGCAAATGTGTTCGGCCTGATTTACCGGATCGCGTCATCGGGCCTGGAACTGCAAGAGAACGAGCTTTGCAGCCTGGCCGAACTTTGCCAGCGCGGGCTGGACGCGGTGGAAGCAAGGGAAGGCGCGGCGATTTCGAACCTGAACCTGATCCTGAACTGCGCCTTGGCACACCATGCGAAACAGGAGGCCGACCAATGACCCTGACCAATCCGCAGACCAGGATTCTGCACGTCGCCGCGTCCAAGCTCGGGTGGGACGACGACACATATCGCATGGTCCTGGTCAGGATCGCGGGCGTCACCACGTCCAAGGACCTTGACCGGGCGGGTTTCGAGGCAGTGATGGGCTTCATGGAGTATTCCGGCTTCCGGCCCCTGGGCAAGGGCGCACCCCGCTACGGGGACCGGCCCGGCATGGCGACCTTCGCCCAACTTGAGCTGATCCGCGAGCTCTGGCGCGAGCTGCACGGCCAGGCGACCTGCGACGACGAACACCTGACCGCCTGGCTGCTGAAGTATCACAAGGTCAGCTCGATACGCTTCCTCACCCTGGAGGCGGCGCGCAAGGTCATCGTCGCCCTGAAGGCCTGGAAGGCTCGGCCGAGACACGCGGCCTGACCAGTGGCAGACCAGGCGCAGGGGCGGGCCGAAAGGTCCCGCCCCTTGGCATCGCGTGGGAGGGCCCTTGGACGGCCGCTTCGGTTTTCGGCCCCCTCACCCCTCGGAGACCCGACACCCCGTTTAAAAACGGCTGGATCGCTTTTAATTTCGCGATCTCGCACCGGGGCAACCCCGCGCTTGACCAAAACACCCCGGCGGGGCATGTTTCGCGGGCAGGCGTGACACGGTAATATTCTCCCGGCCGTAGCACGGCCCGGCAGGGTCGGAGCGCCATGCGGGGTTTCCGGGAAACCGGCTGGGGGGCCCCGCCGCCTGCCCCCCGCGCTTCCCCGCAAGCCCTTGTGGTTGGTTCGGGTCATCCCGCCTTGTTACACCTTTTCCAGCAACGGCGCGGCCCCGCGCCGGCCCCGGAAAAGGACTTGGGAATGATCATCAATCGGGAAGCGCTGGACCTCGCCTTCAGGGGTTTCAAGACGGTCTACAGCGATGCCAGCCTGTCGGCTCCGTCGCAGTTCGAGCAGATCGCCATGACAGTCCCGAGCTCCAGCCGCAGCGAAGACTACGCCTGGCTCGGCAACCTGCCGAATATGCGGGAATGGATCGGTCCGCGCGTCATCAACAACCTGTCCGCCTATGGCTTCACGATCACGAACCGGAAGTTCGAGGCGACGGTTGCGGTCGAGCGGATCGATTTCGAGGATGATCGACTCGGGGTGCACAAGCCCGCGATGGCCGAGATGGGCAGCATGGCCCGCCGTCACCCCGACGAGCTGGTCTTCGGCCTCCTGAAGGATGGCTTCACGTCGAGCGCCTATGACGGCCAGGCCTTCTTCGACACCGACCACCCGGTGGTGGACGAAACCGGCGCGACGGTCGCGGTCGCGAATACGGATGGCGGCGCGGGCGCGCCCTGGTTTCTCCTGGACGTGTCCCGCGCGGTGCGCCCGCTCATCTGGCAGGAACGGATCAAGTATGAGTTCCAGCAACTCACCCGCGACGATACCGAGGAAGTCTTCCTGAACGACCGCTACCTCTACGGTGTTCGGGCGCGGGTCAATGCGGGCTTCGGCTTGTGGCAACTGGCCTGGGGGTCCAAGCAGACGCTGAACGCCGCAAACTACAAGGCCGCGCGCGCCGCGATGCAGGGCTTCCGCGCCGATGGCGGCCGGCTGCTCGGGATCATGCCTTCGGTCCTGGTCGTGCCTCCTGCCCTGGAAGAGGACGGGCTGAAGCTCCTGAACTCGGAATACGGCACCGGCGGCGAAACCAACCCCTGGAAGGGCACGGCGAAGCTGATCGTGTCGCCCTGGCTGAGCTGAGGAGGCGATCATGGTGGCACTGAACGCCGAACGCGACACGAGGCAGCGCAAGGGGGACCTTCGGTCGGAAGCCGTCGCCGCGTCCATCAGGATTTGGGCCGGTTCGCTGATCATGCGCGATGCGGCCGGGTATCTGACCAGCGGCGCGACCGCGACAGGCTGTGTCGGGGTCGGCCGGGCGGAAGAGACGGTGGACAACACGGCAGGCGCGGCGGGCGCGGCCTCGGTTGACTACCGGGTCGGCACGTTCCTCTTCGCCAACGCGGGCGGTGGTGACCTGATCACCCTTGCCGAGATCGGCAAGGCCTGTTTCATCGTGGATGACCAGACCGTCGCCAGGACCGACGGCACCGCCACCCGGTCCCGCGCCGGGATCGTGGAAGGGGTAGAAGGGGCGGGCGTCTGGGTCCGCTGCGACGAAGCCTTGGCGCGGGCCGCCTGATGAGCCTGACCCTTGCCACCTGTGACCTTGCCTTGCCGCCCGGCCGCGCCCCGGAGTGGGTGCACCTGTTTCCGGGTGACGGGCAGGTTGTGGGGCGCGACGGCCGCGCCTGGCAACTGGTGGACCCGTCCGGCCTCGTGCTGGCCTTCCAGTCGAGCGGGATCGATCTGCCGGTGGACTACGAACACCAGAACGACAATCCGGACGCCAAGGCGAAGGGGCCGATCCCGGCTGCCGGGTGGATCAAGGAGCTTCGGGCCGATGACGGCGGCGTCTGGGGGCGGGTCGAATGGACCGCGACGGCGGCCGAGATGATCGCACGCAGGGAATACCGCTACCTCAGCCCGTCCTTCCTGTTCCATCCGAACACCCGGCAGATCGTCAAGCTCAAGGG